CGCAGGTTCAAATTGAACAGACAAAACAGCCAAAGACGTGCTTTAAACATGTTCTTGGCGTGTCCCAATGTCGTATCTCTAAAGAAAGCCTGTGTGAGGAAAACTTTTATAAAACGTGAAAAACTGCTAAAATCTAGTCCAAGTGGCGTTGAAGATTTCGACCCTAGGGTTATCCAGGGAGTCGGAGACTTAGCGAACGCATTGCTAGGACCTTGGATGTACGCTTTCAGCAAGTGGCTCATGTCTGTATGGGAGGTGGGCAATTGTATCACCTACGCTGCAGGATTAACCGCCGAGAAGCTGGGGGCTTGGATGGACAAGTGCATAGAAGACGGATTTTGTTACTTCAAAGAAAGTGACTTTTCCCGTTATGACATGTCGCTTGGCAAAGAAGCCTTACAGGCAGAGCAATTGGTTTATCGATGCAGAGGTGTTAACCATTGGGCCCAGCTAGTGCTTGAGGAGCAAATGTATGTGACGGGAATAACTAGTCACGGACATCGATACTGCCGTTGCGGCGGTCGATGTTCGGGGGACCCCAACACATCATGTGGCAACTCTATGTTAACTGCTGGGTCGAGTGTCTGGGTGCTCAGACAATTAAGTGTTTTCGAGTATAGAATGATAGTTCTAGGCGATGACATGGTAGTAGCGCTCAAACAGTCATTGGATGCGACGGCATCAGCCGATCAGTACGCTCGTTTAGGGCTGGTCGCAAAAGTCAAAATCCACGATGACCCTGATTTGGTCGAATTTTGCTCAGGTTACTTCTGGCACACAGACGAAGGTCGTGTGTGGGGACCCAAACCTGGGAGAATGATGGCAAAATTAGGCTTTTCCACCAATGAACAAAAGGAACCATTAAAGTGGTTTAAAGGAGTGTTACTGGGCGTCAAACAGGATGTAGCCCATGTACCTATCCTGAACCATTACGTGAACCATTGTTTGAGAATTGTCAATAAGGTAGGAGCTAGTGCAACCCGCGATGAGCATAAATTCCACGTAGGAAGGGAGTACAAGCCAAACGCTGACACCCACGGGCAATTCAGAAAACTGTACGGTCTTAGTACTGCAGACTGTGACAGTTTGAAAACCTACATAAGTTCGGTGACTAGTAGTATGCATCTGTTATCGCATCCGGTTTTAGACCAGATGGTAGATAAAGATAGCTAATCGCCCAACCACGCGACTGTAAAATACCTCATGGACGGGGCGCGTGTAAAAGCCCGGTAGTCCGCCGTTAAAACAAGGAATGGGCCCCAAGCCTGCTAACAGGCAATTCCTGGACAAAAGACCCCTAGACCAAACTAGAAAAC